CTGCCCGTGCTGGCTCCGTAGTACGAGAGGGGTACGGGTAACGTGCCTCGATGGGCGATGTCAAGAAAACGCTGCGCTCGTGTTCGCTCAGTTGTAGACTTGACTCGCAGTCGTGCTTCACAAAGCAGTTTGACGTCTTCGTTATCTCCATGTAGCAGGGCTTGGAAGAGCGCGTCATTTTTAGCCAGCGCCAGAGCCTGCTTGCCCGTAGTTTTACTCGTCTTGTATGGAACTTGGCATCCCAAAGTAGCCAGCAAAGCCGCGAATTTAGGGTTACTCGCCAACGCCGCATCGTCCACCCCAAGCTTCTCCAATAGTGCCTCACGCGAAATCCTTTCGTCTTCTATTGCCAGCGCCAACATTTCCTTGTCGAGCACTAGCTGTGGTTGTGTGTACATCTTTAACGTCATGTCGATCAGCCGTAATTCGGACGCAGGATAGCCCTCGACCAAGCGCCTGAATACTTCTTCGCACAGAAACACATCGTGCTTGCAGTACTCAGCCAGCTCCATCTCCATGTCCCATGACAGCTCTTGTATACCGTCCGTGCTGTGCACAGCCTTGCCCTTGGGCGGCAGCTCGAAGTCCTCAGCCAGCTTCATCAAGCTGTTGCCCACCTCAACACCACGCAGCGCACGTGCCATCGACAAGGTGTCGAAGATAAACGCCGGATGGCATCCATAGACCCAAGCTAGTATGGACACGTCAAACTGCGCATTGTGTGCAAGGACAGCGGTGCGGCTCCAGTCAATTGCCGCGAACCAGCGCACCAGTTCGTTACCCCTGACCCATACCGCAGGACCGTCATCGTCTAGGTCTTTGATACACGCGCCGAAAGCTTTGAACCGAGGGTCGCGTATGTACTCCTCAGTTGTCATCCTCGACAGCGTGTAGTCTTTGCTAGACCAGTACGTCTCAAAGTCAATGACCAGTATCTGGTCGTATGGCTTACTCAATTAAAGTTCTCCTTGGGCGGTGCGTCTTTTGTATTTAGAAATTCAAACCACTGGGTTGTTGCGCTTGCTATGTCATAGGCTGTCATGTCATCGCAGTTGACTGTGTAGGTGTCCACTCTTCCGTTTGGGTTGTCGATGATGACCAACCCTTTGACCCCCGTTCCTGCATAGCAATACGACAGTGCTTCGATGATGTCTCTTAACTGCTCCTTGTCTTCCTCGTCCAACTGATCTACGCGCTGGGCGAAGCCGCTTGGATCACGCATATAAGTTCCTCCCGTAGTTGATCGATATTATGTTCGTTGGCAACGAACGCAAACCCGCCAGCTTCTTTGATACGCGCCAACTCACGCTCTTGTAACGCTGTAGTGGTGTTCTTGCCTGCCTTGCATTCAACCGCAATAAACCTGCCGAGGACGCACCCAATAACATCCGGGATGCCTGCCCTGCCATAGCCGTTCGCAGGCGGGAAGAAGTAGTAGATTTGTAATTCATCCAGCGTCCTCCGTACTTTCTGTTTCACTTTCGCTTCCGGTGTCATAGCGCAATCTCCTCATGTTCTCGATGTTCGCCAGTTCTTCTTCGGTCATGTAGCTCTCGATGGTATAGAACCGTTCTCCGCACGCCAGACACTTTCGTTTGCGTACAACATGCTCCCCTATGTGCCGCGAATCGTATGTCGCCAATCGAGGGCTACCGCAATCCGCACAGTTCATGTGTTCTTCTCCTTCAGCTTGGCTTCGATATACCGCCATGTATCAATCATGCCGACGTACTCACCGTCAGCACTATGAGCGCCGCCATAGGCACTGCGAACTGGATCAGACCAGTAGTCCATCGCTGCGTTCATTTCCTCATCCGTCAGCCCCTGCCATTCGCGCTGTGGTGGGGCGGGGTAAAGTGGTATCCAGCACAAGTCTTTTGGATGGTCAGCAGTTATCGTTACTTCGTACCCAATTTCGGGGCAGATTCTTTCACCCCACTCAGGCTCTAACCACGCCACCGGCTCCGGTTCAGACTGCGCGAGTCGGGCGCGGAGGGTTTCGATAGTCTGGTTGATGAAGTGTTTTGGGTTGCTCATTACCTGCTCATGGGAATACTGGTCAAAGCAGGTAGAAACAGCCCTCCACAACGCATCCAGCACTTGCTGCGCTTCATCGCGGGTTAGTGTGATCATGGCGCACCTCGCTCTCTGATTCGCAACGCTGCTACTTGATAATAGTTCGACAGCTTGTCTGCCGCTGCCATCTCGTCGAGTAACTTGGCACATTCCTCGCGTTCTGCTGCTGCGACTAGGGTGGCAAAGCGTTGCACTTCTTCTGGAAAGGTGTCTGTAACCGAAGGCCATAGCCCCGCCTCCCGCGCCATACGCACGATGTCATCTCTATTCATCGCTTCTCCTTACTTACATTGCGGTAGATGCTCTCGCTCTTACGGTCTAGGCAAGCACGACATATCCAGCGCCGTGCCTTCGGCGTAACACGCATCTCACCTGTAGCTTCTTCTCGATGGCATTGGCAACTGGTACAGAACCGCGTCTTCATCAGATTCTCCGCTGGCAATTGAACGCCTGTATGTCAGCACGAAACGATCCGGCGAACTTGCAATCCGACACGATCCTGCTCTCGGTGGTGATGCTGCCGATCCACAGGCCAAGGACAAACAGCACAACAGCGATCAACGACTTCGCCCACACAGCGTTGATCCATGCCCATATCGCCTTGTAGTTAATTGTTTCAGTAATCATGCGTTGCCCTTTCTGTGTTATGCCAGTTTCAAAAGTTTACGAATCGTCTCGATGCTCCAGCCAGTCCTATCATAGACGCGCAAAACGGTGTCGCCTGTCACAGACAAGCTTCGAGAACGCAGCTTAGAGATCATAGACGGTGCCACCCCCAAAAAGTTAGCGAGTGATGCGTCGTTGTGCAGGTTGAACTCCGTGATGATGGCGTCGAGTAGTGCGTGGTCTTGCTTTGGTTTCATTTAGCTCTCCTTATTTTTGTACGGCCTTTAGTGACGTGCCATTGATTGCTGATTCGGTGTCGTTCAAGGTCGTGATGCAACAACCCTTGCCGCGCTCGATCCATCTTTGATTTTCTCTTCAATGCAATGCGCTCATCGTTACTTGTATTTTGGCACTGCAGGTTAGCCATCCAATTCAAAGTCTCAATGTCTTTGCTTCGGTCGGTATCCCACAGCTTGTCTGCCAAAGGTTTTAAGTAAAGACCCACGAAGGATTGAACACGCATCTTGCTTGTTGGCGGTTGCCGCAATAAAGTTTTGTCGGGTATCTCGATGCCTAGCCCTTTGAGCCACCACCATAGCTGCCCGACAGTTTTGTCTTGGCGAAACGCTTTTATCAGCAGTGCGTCGTATGTACGCTGCCGGTCCATCAAACTTCACCCAGCATCAGCTTTAACTTCTTGTACAGCGTGATGGCTTGTGTGAATGAGAGCGTGGACAGTAGCTGGTCTGCGTCGAACGAAGACAGCGCAGCGGGTGTAGGCGCTGCGACAGGTGCTGGTGCGGGTCTAGCCTCTACTATGCGTGCTGGCTTGGCCTCTGCCCTTTGTTCGACTTTCTTTTCTTCTTGGACTTGTTTCTTCGCTTCAGCCAGCGCCTGCTTGGCAAGGCGCGTACGTTTTCTTTTGTCTTTCAGCGTCTGCGCTTGCGCCTTTCGCAGTTCCTTGTGCTTGATTGACGTGTACTCGTCCTGCATGACGTAGAGTCGGCCATCAGCCTCTCTGCGTACCTGCCCCACCCGCACGAGCTGTGCGATCAATGAGCTAACCGATGATGGGTTGTAGTTCTGCTTGGTGGCTAAAGCCACGATGTCGGCACGCATGCAACCGGGACTGGCCTTGATGAGATCGAAGGTTGTGCGAGTGACGTTGTTGGTTACTCGGAAGTGATAGGGCTTCGTGGGTTCTGTGGGCTGCGCGTCTTTGTCCCACTCACGAGCAATTTTCTTTACATCTTCGGCGGTGTGTGTCGTTGCCATTTGCTTCTCCTTAGTTTTATTAAGTGCGGTTTGTAATGCGGTCGCTAGGTCTGCCATTTACTTCTCCTTTCATTGAATAAGCGCGTTGACTACGAGGTAGCCAACGAAACCCGTCACGAGGTAAAACAGGTACTTCAGGTTGAAATGAAACTGCGGGATGAACTCGGTCTTGTCTCCCAACAAAAGGTTCTGCAACAGTAACTCCTCGTCGCTTTGCTTCTGCTTGGGTGGTTTGTAATACACGCCGATCTTGATCTTGCCGGTGTCATACGGCGGTGGCTGCGTGATTGCGTGTTTGTCTATTGCTTTTTTGTCCATCATTTTCTCCTTTGCTTCGTGGAAAGTTTGTACGTTAGGTTCTACCTATAGGTTTGTCAAGGAAAATTGTGTGCATCAGTGACCGCGCAGTTTTTGCTGCGGGGCTATTGACCCACCACTTGCATAGATGACATCGATGTCATTCATCAAACGGTTCTTCAGCACGTCTTTATCCATGCCCATCTGATACGCGCACTCCACCAATGCCACGGACGTGCCGCCCAGCGCCGTGCCCATACCGATTCCGTCTGGGTTTTCCTTGACTGCTTCACCGATCAACGCCTTAACGTCTGTGAGCATTTTGTAAAAAAGATTATTGATTTCGTCGTGATCCATTTACTTCTCCTCTGCGTAGTCGTTAATCATGTGCTGCGCTATCTCACGCCAGTTCACATCGGACAGGAATGCAAGCGCATAAGCCTGTGCCAAGCTTGGCTCGTTCTTGTAATCGCAGATAAGTTCTTCGGCGTGTTCCTGAAGACGCTTTGCCAGATCGTATGCGTCTAAGTCTTGCAACCCGTAATCATCTCGTGGGTCAATGCCGTCAAATATCTCCAGATTGACGCGCCAAGTAGCGTAGTTTGTCCAGCCGTTATAGGTACTCATTTGCTTCTCCTTTGAAAAAAGGGGTCACCGTGACCCCTTATGGTTAATTACGCTGTGTGTAACTCATCGAACAGGGACAGCAGCACGCCGTCCATATCATCGCCCATCTCTAGCGCCGTGTACGCCTCATCGAGTGCACGCGGGTCTAGCTGTTTGAAACTTAAGTGCTTCATCACCAGCGCCGGGTCTTCGGGATACACCGAGGCTGCGATCAACTGCGACAACGGCTCAGTGAACCCATACTGCGCATCGACCACGGCATCGATCACATCGGCACGGCGCATGTCTGCGTAGGCATAGAAGTCATCGAAGTCGTTCGCGCTGTACAGCGACGCATAGTCGTACGCAGGCACGGTGGTCACCGGCTGGTATTTGCTTTTCTTTTTCTTCTTGCTGCCTTTGGCTGGTTTGGTGTAGGTGCTGTACGTTTTGCCCCATGCGCCGTAGGCATACAGGTCATCAGCCACGCGTGGGTCACGCGAAACGGGAAGGGCGTCCCAGTCCACATGCAGCACAGCAGAAGAAAGATGTTGATAGTAGGCGAGGTCGAGGCTCTCGGTCTGGGTGTGCTCGTTGTTGTAGCCCACGGATATGTTGGTGCACTCAGGGATGATGTCGGTAAATTCAGCGGTGTCGGTGTACACGCCGGTGTCATCGTTCAACATCATCAACTGGTCAGAACCCGCCATCAACGCGTCGCATAGCGCATCACCGAACGCATCGGAACAGCAACGCCCCCAGCCCTGATGGGTAATAACAGAATCTATCCCTCTTCTATCGAAGGCAACGGCACGGTCGAATTCACCCAACAAGTCCTGCATCTTCTCGGCAAGGAACCGCGCACCGATACCCCCACGCTCCTCGCCCTGGGTGAATACGTAGTAGCCAGCGATGTTGTTGTGGATCATGTGGAACAAGAGCGCAACACCCGCGCCGTCATCAGCACCGAGCACGTCACCTTTGGCACGCCAGTGGGTCTGCGACTTGGCGATCTTGTTCTTGCCTTCTTTGCTGTGCACGGTATCGACGTGCGCTACGAATAGCGTGCGGTGGGTGGATACAGAACGATTGTCAACGTGCAGGTTGCCTGCGCCGTCAAGGAACGCCGTTGCTTTTAGTTCGAACGGCAGTTGATCGCGCAGCCACAGGGTGATGCGCTTGTTGGTCTCTGACCCATGCGGGCGCTTGGTGGTCAACAGCTTGGTCAGTACTTTGCCTTGAATAGTTTGCTGGTTCATAGTGATTCTCCTTGATTGTTAGATAAGTGCGGATGTGGTGAGTGCTTCGATTGCTTCAGTGACGGTGTCCAAGTCAACCTCGTATTGCGCGGCTACGGCATCCCTGTGCGCCACGATGTGTTGGCGAATCAGCAGACAGCTAAACTCCACTGCATACTTCTGATCGTCGTCGTGGTAGTAGTCATTGCTGATCCCGCACTGCCATGTGTTGAACTCGTATGCCCACGTGCCATCATGCAGCTCGACAACGTCATCGATGTGCTCGTACGTATCGTCATGCTCGCAGCGCACCACGTAATCGGCATCGATTAGGGCATACTCGCCTCGGTTCTCAAGCATGACGCATTCCTCCAGCGGATAAATCTCGTCATCGATCTGTACCATGTCGTTGTCTGCCAGATACCGTGATGAGTACCACTCGCCGTTGCTCTCGCAGTACAGCGCATAGTCGTTCAACACGTAGTACTGACTGCCGCGTCTGCCGGTGACAAAGGTGTAGTCGTTATCCAAGCAGTCCTGACACACGCTCTGGTCATCGTGATACCCCGTGGTAGTTAGCTCATCCTCGTGTACGTGGGACTCGCAGCGATCACAGGTGCGGCCATTGAAGGTGGGGTCACCGTCTGTGTTGTCGAGTATGTAGTCGCCGTCGCTGTCGATGATGACCTCCTCGCAGCACACCCTCGCACGCTTAACATCACCGTCAAGATACGGCGCTAGGAAGTGATCGCCGTTGCTGATGTAGCGCAGCTTGCACCCCTCCCAGTCGTTTACCTTCTCGAAGCCCTGATCGCGCAGCCATACCTCCAACGCCTCGTCGCTGTGTGAGTATCCGTCCTGCTTGTGTGCATAAGACCGCACGAAGATTTTGTTGGTGTTGTCGCCACGCACATTGACCAAGCACCGCCCGACGATGTGCTTGTTCATATCCAAGCGCACTGCTGCACGCCAACCATAGCGAGGGTCATACGCACGGTACGGGTGGTATGTATCTGAACGGTCATCCCACTGCATACACGATGCGGGTCCGTCCTGTACTGAGCGGATGATGTCAGGGGTGGTATCCCACAGCTCGTAGGTAAACCCTGAGTGACGCATGGCGATGTCGCGCAGCGTATTGTCTGACAGGCTAGGGAAGTGACGGCGCAAGTACTTGCCTACTGACGTGATGGTCTGTCGATTGTCCTTGCCGGATCGTTCGTCACGGGTATAGGCCAAGCGGTTGGGGTCAGTCTCGGATACGTGCGGCCACTCGAAGATCAACTGCCAGCGATCCCGTGGTGGTGCGTGCCTGACTGCGTCACGGATAGCAGGGTGTAAATTGAAGCGGTGCTGTAGGTCTACGTGCCACGAGTGGCTCATGTCTAGGCCGTGGAGCACAACCCGCTTGATGACATTGACTAAGGTCTTCAGGGTTTCTAGCTCGTCGAAGTGGCTGTAGGGTTGTTCACTGATGGACGTACTGTAGGCGTTGCGGTGCATACGAACGTAGCGATAGGGGTTGACCCATGTTGACCGTGGTTTGTCTGGGTGTGCGATACCCTCGATGATGTACTCGTGTGTGTTTACTGTTTGCATGGTTACTTCTCCTTATGTAGTTGTTGTGGGCTGATTTCGGGTCAGCCCGACCCGTTTTTGTTAGCTGGTGGTGTCCTCCTGTGAGACGAGTGAGACGAAGCGTTCGAACAAATCCCCGAATGCATCTAGTAACTTGCGCCTGTTGTGCAGGTCAGCGTAGAAATACGCTTGGGCTATGCTCGATGCGAAGTGCCCACCACTAGCCTGCATCTTCTGCGCGGCGCGGTGTAGCTGCGTGTTGTCGTACTTCTCATCGACCCGCATTGGGCGGGGTAGGTTGGTCAGCGTGTGCTGTATTGCGTTAGTCATTTGCTTCTCCTTTCGTTTAGTTAAAGACCACCAACAACAAGGCTGCGCCCAAAGCGCAGCCAATGATCGCGCCGCCGATGGCGGCAGCTATCGCTAGTAGTTCGTTCTCATCCATGCGTCACCCCTCCCACTTCAGTCCGTACACGCTGGGGTAGTACTCGGCATCGAAGGCGTGGTCGCTCATGATCTTGACGTACACCCTACCTGTTGACCCTCCGTGGCGTGGCGTCGCCCACCCTGTGACGTATGCGGGTCGGCCTCTGAAGTCGTGCACCACATCACCGGTCTTGACTTCTGCGCCTGTCTTTTCGTTTATCAGTCTCATTTGATTCTCCTTTCGGTTGGTTAAAGTACAGCTAGGTACTTGGCAAGTACGTCGAAATCTTCTTTGGGTATCTCGCGCCAGCCATCAGCGCGGACGATTGTGTGATCAGACCAGTAGCCTTCCTGTTCCTTGTCCCAGTCTGAGGCAGACGAACCACGCCACTCTTTGGCGGTCTGTTTCATGTACTTGTCTGGGCTGCCCGTGGTGTGGAACAGGAACTTGTCGGTGTACTCCATGTCACCGTTGATCTCTTCAATGCGGCCTAAGTAATATTTCATTTGCTTCTCCTTATTCGTAGTGTGGTCGTGTCTCTGGGTAGTAAGGCTTGGGCATACCCTCACTGACGATGGCGTGGTAGCGTCCCTCTGATAAGACACTGCTGACCTCGGGTCTGCCTTCGTTCCACTTGGTCAGGATGTTGTGTAGGTTGGTGGCGTAGGCGTATGCCTCGCCCTCATCGTCGAACCCTCGCAGGTACTGCGCTGCTTCAGGCTCCATGCATAGCTCGGCGGTGTCGTAGTACCAGCCGCCTTCTTCGTGACCGCCGAAGGCACGGTCTTCCATGTAAACGGCTACGGTGTAAAAGCCGTGGTTGTGTGTACCTTTCATTTGCTTCTCCTTATGGTTAGATTGAAAAGCCAAGCAGCAAGGCATACGCCTCGATGGTTGCTTGCTCGTCACGGTGGTCTGCGATGGCGCTCACCTGCTGCCCTGCGTGTGCCATGAAGGTATCGTCGAGGCAGGACACCGCCTCGTAAAAGTTTTGGTCAGTCATTTGCTTCTCCTTTAGTTGTGCCTGATTTTTCGGGTCAGGCTGACCCGTTTCCTGCGGATACTGCGTACTCATAGGTTTTATTGCCGAACATCGCCTGCCATGTGCGGGGCAGGGGTGTGTCTTCTTCCCATGCGGCAAGTGCTTTGGTTGCAAGCTCTAGCCTGCTGATGTACTCACGGTGGTACTCGTTGTCGTACTCGTCGGGGTCATTGGCTAGGTCTTTATGTGCTGCGTTTAGTTCTTCCTCTACCTTGCGGGTCAGACGCAGCCTGTCCTGCGACCAGTTGGCCTTGCGTTCCTTGCGCTCGAAGGGGATTTTTGTTTTGGCTTTGGGTCGGTGCGGTATGGCAGAGAACAGGGCGGTGATCTTTTCCTTGACGGGTTGGGGTATCCAGTCTGACCAGTGCTCGCCGTTGTTCGGTACGTTCTTCTCGCGGGCTAGGCGCAGCGGGGTCATGTCGTAGGCTTTGTGGTACTGGGTGAGCAAGCGTTTGGCCTTCTGTAATACGGCGCTGTACTCAGTCATTGCTCGGTCACGCTCAGGCACAGGGTAGTTGCGGGTCTTGTAACGACGCAGCACCTCGACGGTTCGCAGCTCAATGTGCAGGGGTTGCAGCACCTCATGCCATAAGCCGTCGAGTGTTTTCTTCTTGGCTTGCACCGAGCGCAAGCGTTTACGTTCTTCACCCACCGCCTGCAAAATCTCGCTGCGTTCTAGCGGGGTCATCTTGTCACGCAGTCGTTCGAGTTTCGTTCGCAGTTGTTGCTGCGAGAATGAAAGGTATTTTCGGTATGATTGTTCCATGATTTATACAAGGTTAGGTTGAAGTGTGGGTTGCCCGTCAAAAACTGTCCATGTTCCTTACAAAGTATCCATGACCGGCGACACCGTATGATACAGCACTGATGCGGGTTTAGGTGCGACACGTACTCTCTATCTGTGTTTTCAGGAAAAGCTATAGGCCAAAAGAAAACAAACAAAGAGGCCAAAGAAAAGAGGACACACATATAGATACTTACTACTACTACTTAATATATATTTATATATAGATAGAGAGTACGTGTTTTATCTCGACGCTAGAATCCATGCGGGTTATACGCTGTCTTTGGTGCTGGATAGTTTGTAAAAAACATGGATAGTGCCGGACAGACAACTTTTTCGGGTCATCGTGACCCCTTTTAGTACTTGAGGCTGCGGTAGGCTAGGTTCTGGTGTCTTAGTTCGGCGATACGCAAGCCTAGTTCGGTGGCAAGGGGTTTGTTGCGGGTTGCCCATGCGATCTCTTGGCTGTGTTTCAGGGCGCGGTACTCTGCGATCTGGGCAGCGGTTAGCTTCTGGAAGTGACGCTTGATTTGCTTGGTCATGATGTTCTCCTTGAGGTTTCGGGTCAGCGTGACCCGTTTTTAGATTGAAGTGACGCGGGTGTACTGCTCTGCTTGGTCTTCGTATGGCATGACGAACGCGCAGATGGCCGTGTCTTTGAAGTCATACCGCGCCATGTCGCCGTAGTTGCCGTTGATTCTGGCAGGCGGTAAGCCCATCTCCCGCCGGACTTTGCGGACTGCGCCCATGAAGCTAGACGCGTGGACTTTGAACCGGTGAACCCAGCAGTAGTTGGCTTCGCCGCCGTAGGTGTCGGTGACTTCGACAAAGAAGATGGTTCTCATGATTAGTTCCCCTTGCGGTAAATGTCGTTGAGTTTGTTGGTCAGGATGAATACACCCAGCGTGTACCCAACGAAGCCCAGATAACTGACGTTTTCCAACAGCTCTGGCAGGGTGACAACAACGCAGGTGGTGGCGGTGATTGTGCCGAGGAAACCGGCTAAACGTAGAGGACGAGTGTTCATGATGATTCCTTTCGTGGGTTAGTAAAACAGGGAGAGAACAACGGCCATCAAGGTGATGGTCAGGATGAATGCTGTGCTGATGTGGATTTTGCGGTTCATGATTTTTCCTTTCAGGGTTGAAACAGGGCTGGATTGGACAGGAAACGAAACAGCGGCCAGCCCTCCCGCTGTCGCGCTCGGAAAAAACGGGTCAGCGTGACCCGAAATCAAACAACGGCCTTCAGGAACGCACGGCGCTGCGCTGGCGTGAGTGCTTCGAACTTCTTGACCAGTACGTCAACTGGGTCAGCCTTGCCGCTTGATGCGTTCACGCGCTTCTCGCCGCGCAGTGCGGCCATCGTGTCACGAACGCGGGTCTTCAGGAACTCGTACTGCGCGTACTTCGAATCGAGCATGGGCTTGCCATCGTTCGACAAGGAATAGCCCTTGCCACCTGCGAGCGCCTCGCATACTGCGACGATCACGGCGGGGCGTTGAATACTCGCAACGTCAAGGCCTTCGGCGTGCATACCGATTACGAAATCATCCTGCGCAGTGAGGAAGGCGGCTACGAGTTTGTTAACGCGAGTTTGGGTGGTGTTAGTTGCTTTCATGATTTTGCTCCGTTTGGTTAGGTTGAAATACCGGCAAAGCCCTTGCTCAGCCAGTGATTCCAGTATCTCATACCCCTATTTCTATCGCGTTATTCGCCCTATTTCGGGTCAAAATGACCCTTTTTCGCCGTGATTTTGGCCGTTTGCAACCCCCACCGTACCCCCACCCCCCAAAACTGAAGCACGGGGAGGGGTCGCCATAGAACACTAATCCCCTGCCATTCCCACAACTCCCGTTATCACCTTGACAATACCGGTATCCCGGCAACAATCCCAGCCAACACCGCCCCACCCCCACCATTATTATAAAAATGCCAATATAATTGTCTAATCTTAGACAAACACAGGTGAAAAAAACCCCGGCAGGGGGTGCCGGGGCGAAGTGACGGTAGCGACCGCCAGGAGAAGCAAACATACAAAGGCGCGACAGCGCCGCTTGCACACTTGCAGAAACGACTATACACTGCGGCCAACGTGGTTTCAAGGGAACCATCGCATGTTGGACCATTTGATACATTTCACCCCAGACGTGGAGCAGGACTCCACGGCTTTTACACGCCTAAACAAAACCGATCCCGTCGATCTGATCGACGCACAGGTGCAAACCGCTGATTGGTTAAAGAGTCTAGGTGCCGCAGGTAATGAAGTTGCTACAGAACTGGAAGCTGACGCTGCCAGAAAAGCTTTTGCCACTGTGGTTACAGCACAGCCGAACGAAAACGCCCATCAGGCGCTCGCACAAGTAAAAACACCCGCAGCAGTCCAGCATCTTGTTGGTATGCTAACGGCCTACGACTGGGAATTCATCCACCAAGCCAAAGAGCTGCGTGGGTACACGGTCGCTAAAATCTTGGAAGACACCAATCACCCCACCGCATCGGTGCGGCTAAAGGCGCTGGCCCTCTTGGGCAAGGTGACCGAGATTGGTTTGTTTACCGAGAAGATTGAAGTCAAGAAAACCGAGCTGTCTGACAACGAGTTGGAAGCCCGCATCAAGGAGAAACTTAACAAACTGGCAAAAATCGTAGACATCACGGACATCTCCGATGCCCAGATAAAAGAAATCGACGATGAAGCCAGTACTGAGTCCTGAAGAAATACAGGCGCTAAACCGCGTATTGCCTACGCTGAGTGCCAAAGAAAAGGCAGAACTGCTACAGGACTTGGAAGAACGCGCCGCACGGGCGTCAAAGAATATCGGCCAAGACTCTATGCTGGGCTTTGCCCTGCACGTCTATCCGGGGTTCAAGATCGGACCGCATCACCGGAAACTGGCGAAGATTTTTGAAGATGTCATAGCGGGACGTAAAAAAAGAGTAATCATCAACATCGCCCCACGGATGGGTAAATCCGAATTCTCGTCTTATTTGTTCCCAGCTTATTTTCTTGGCAAGTTTCCCAACAAGAAGATCATCATGGGCACCCACACCGCCAGCTTGTCCGAAGACTTTGGACGACGCGTTAGAAACCTAATCGACAGTGATGAATATCAAGACTTGTTTCCCGGGACGCAGATTTCTGATGACCAGAAAGCTGCCGGTAAATGGAGCACTTCAGCCGAAGGCCAGTACTACGCGGCGGGTGTGGGTGGCGCTCTGGCTGGTCGCGGCGCTGACCTATTCGTCATTGATGATCCTCATTCTGAACAAGACGTAAAGTCAAACTCTAGACTTGCGTTTGATACGGCGTGGGCGTGGTTTCAGACGGGTCCCCTACAGCGTTTGATGCCGGGTGGGGCGATCATAGTAATTATGACAAGATGGTCGCTGTTGGACTTAACAGGCCGACTGATTGACTACCAGACACGCAACCCCGAGGCAGACCCGTGGGAGATTGTCGAGCTACCGGCGATATTAGAAAAAGAACAAGAAGACGGTACCATCGTCCAAAAAAGCCTGTGGCCGGAGCAGTGGCCGTTAGAAGCGTTGGCAGCGAAGAAGGCTGGGATGGACCCTCGGTTCTGGAACGCCCAGTATATGCAGCAGCCCACCTCAGAAGCGGCGGCGATCATCGCCCGCAGGCACTGGCGCATCTGGGAAAAGGATGAGCCGCCCCGGTGTGAGTACGTCATCCAGAGCTGGGATACGGCGTACGAGGCCAAGACTTCCGCTGACTTTTCGGCGTGCACGACATGGGGCATTTTCTACAATGAGGAAGAGAATGACGCGCCGCAGTTGATACTGTTAGATGCGTTTAAAGACCGGATGGCGTTTCCTGAATTAAAACAGGTGGCGTTGAAACACTACAGGGACTGGGAACCCGATGCGTTCATTGTGGAAAAAAAGGCAGCAGGTGCCCCACTTATTCAAGAGCTGCGAGCAATGGGCATCCCCGTCCAAGAGTTCACCCCCAGCCGAGGAAACGACAAACTCGTCCGGGTCAACGCAGTTGCCGATTTGTTTACTTCGGGCAAAGTCTGGGCACCGGACACCCGATGGGCACGAGAAGTGATCGAAGAATTAGCGGCGTTTCCCGTTGGAGAACACGACGACTTCGTGGATACTACGTCGCAAGCATTGCTACGCTTTCGGCAAGGGGGATTTATTACCCTCGACACAGACGAACAGGACACCCGATATTACGCGCCACGTAAGGCGGCTTACTATTAAGGAAACATCATGGCAATTGACAAAGGCTTATATGCAGCGCCGGTGGGTCTGCCCGAAGAAGACGATGCCGAGGGCATCGAGGTAGAGATCGTTGACCCTGAAGCGGTCAGTATTAGCGGTCCGGGGTTTGAGATCGAGCTGGCGAAAGTCGAGGGCGAAGAAGATTTTGGCAGTAACTTGGCCGAAGAGCTGGACGAGGGTGCGCTGCAATCACTGGCAGAAGACTTGGCAGGGGACATCGATAACGATAAAGGCTCCCGTAAAGAGTGGGAGAAGATGTACGTTGAGGGCATCAAACTATTGGGCCTTCAGATCGAAGAGCGTACAGAGCCTTGGAACGGCGCGTGTGGCGTGTTCCACCCCATGCTGGCTGAAGCCGTAGTGCGCTTTCAATCTGAAACGGTAACTGAGACCTTCCCAGCGTCAGGCCCTGTTAGAACCAAAATCATCGGCAAAGAGACGCCACAGGTGATGGAGGCCGCAGCGCGTGTTGAAGAAGACATGAACTACGAGCTGACCGAGGTGATGACCGAGTACCGGCCTGAACACGAAAGAATGCTCTGGAGC